GCCAGAAGGTGATCAATGGGGATGCAGAGTGGATCAGGACAAAGAGAGGGACGGTATTGTACATGCATAAGGAGTGCGTACGGAAAGGGAAAAGACAATGATCATAAAACAGATAACGATCGCTGAGGAAATGCAGCTTGCACCAAGTACAGTATGCGGGTATTTGAAGAAGATGGAGGAAGGAAAATGAAGATCAGATTATCAACTCAGGGTATGTCCTTGAATGTAGAGGTACCGGAAATCAAGGCAATGATGGTATATCGTGGGCTGGCGGAAAAGCTGCTTATGCATGCAGGTCAGCAGGAAGCACAAATGCCGAAAACAGTGCTTCAGCCTAAAATCGTAGTAAATCCACCAATGCCTCCTGAAACCATAAAGCAACACATTGAGGCAGAAACCCAGGAAAATACTATCTTACCAGAAACGGAAGATGAAAAAGAAAATGAAGGATACACTGGCTTCATGAAAATCCGATGCAGCAAGTGTGGTAAGGAAAGGACTTTTTGCAGCAAGTCACCTTTAACGTATTTCAAATGCATGGAGTGCGGAACAAAGACAGAGCTTGTAGGATTGGCTAAGTTATATGCTGACTGCAGATGTGGTCGTGACTCTTATTATTTTACAAACATTGAAGATGCAGAAATTGATGTTAAGTGCATTGACTGCGGAACTGCTATAAAAACCGAATGGGATGTAGCAAAGAAATGCTACAGAACGGTAAAAGAGGAGGATTAGTCATAATGCGATTAACAGAAAAGGATGACCTGGGAAACTGGTGTCTGAAGGGTGTCAGGTGGGAGCAGTTACGGGAAGGCCAGGTAATCACCAAAGAAGTAAGTGAAAGGCTGTATGGGGCGCTGTGTAAGCTTAAGGACTATGAAGATACAGGCTGTAGCCCAGATGATGTAGAACGTCTGAATGACTTTATACAGAGTGAAGCTGTAAAACTGGTGCAAAAGCTGAATGCAGAAGAGAAGAAGCACAGATGGATCCCGGTGGAAGAGAGACTTCCGGAAGAAGATAAATGGGTACAGGTAGTAGTAAAGAGACATCGGTGGATCAGTGATTTTGGTGATAAAAGTGTTCCGGACGAGGAAAAAGAAGATCACCCGGAACAAAACTATGTCACCATGGGCAAGCTAAAAAAGGACAATACATGGGTGTATTTAGATCTTGAATCGGATGATGAGTGTTTATGGACAAGCGTAGCAGATGACTGCAGTCAGGAAGATTTGAGCTATCCATTGACAGAAGTGCTTGCCTGGTTGCCACTTCCTGAGCCATACGGGGCAGAGGTGGAAGAAAAGCCAGATGTAAGCACTGACTGGAAAGGCCATTACATGGGGCGGTTTGAGAAAGTTGAGTAAAGCTAGGAGATTATCATGAAAATGTTGTTAAGCAATAATAGCAGAAAAATAGCTGGCTTGCCGTTGCATAGAAAGAAAGACAAGCGAAAACGCTTTTTTACACGTTGCGAGTCTGATGAAACAGTTAAGGCGTTTTTAGATTATTGTAATTAAGATACGGAGGAAAATGAAATGGGATTAGCAGATACGTTTGGCGCAGAGGATAGAGTGCAGGTGAAGTTTTCAGATTTTTATAAACTGATGAAACAGGCTACGCAGTATGAAATAGCCATGAATGCGGTGGGATGTGATGTGCCGCATAGATACATCAGAGAATGCATGACAGGAGTAAAAGAGCCGCAGAAGCAGGGTATACAGATTGAACTGGAAAATCCGGCGAATAAGAGCATGATGTCAGCCAAGAAAGGACAGGTCAATGGATAGAACATTAAAAGCTGTATATGTGTGGATAGTGCTGGCTTTGATCTGGATGGGATTAGAGCTGTTACTGTACGGCGAAATCCAGCCGAGAACAGTAGATGATATTATGTGGTTTCTGTTTTTGCCATTTATTTATATGGCGGTAAATTAAGATTTGGAGGAAATATTATGGCTAAATATAGAAAGAAACCTGTGGTTATTGAAGCGTTTCAGTACGATGGAGATTTAAAAGACTGTGATGGTAACTGGTATGTACCGAACTGGGCGGTTGAAGCTTACGAAAAGGGTGTCATGCATTATGCTTCCGAAAGCTGTGACGCTCCGCCGTGTGAGCTTTTTATAGAGACTCTGGAAGGCACTCACCATGTTTCAGTATGGGATTATGTGATTAAGGGCGTCAACGATGAACTGTATCCGTGTAAGCCGGATATCTTTGAAAAAACCTATGAGAATATTTAAAGTTAAGATTCCAGAAGGAGATTTTAGAACGTAAAAGATGAAAAGTTTACAATTGTATGTATGTGACCATTGTGGTACGCAGTATAAAGACAAAAATGAGTGTAAGCAGTGCGAAAGTAACCATAAGTCTGCACTAGAAATTCATGACATGAGGTTCCATGCTTGCAAAGATAGTGATAACTATCCTGATAAGGTAGAATTGAAAATGGCTGATGGCAAGATGGTTTGGTATCATCGGTAAACTGAAATTTAAAGGAGGTAGCTTATGAATAACAAACATGTAAAGCAGTATATCATTCAGAATATAAGCCACATAGAAGACAGCCTGTTCCTCCGTCAGATCTACACGCTGGTAAAGCTATACCTGGAAAGAAAAGACCGGAAGCATACCGGTAAAGCAGCGTAATGTGGAAACGAGTAAATCCCAACGTGGAATACGTGATAGCTGCCATGCGCAAGAAGGGGGAAGACATAAAGAATGGGATTAGTAAAGTCAGATGCCCAGAGAAAGGCAAACCAGCTGCAAAGAAAAAGTGCCATAGCTGCATCAGACCATGTGATCATTAACGGGCCGAAGCCTACAACCTGGTCAGCCAGGATGCCAGCCTATGCGGGGACAAGCCTCTGCCCGGATCCAGAATACAGGGGGAAGAGATGAGCAAGTCAGATAAAAAGAGGACACCGGCAGAAGCGCTGGAAGATTTTTTAAACTATTACGATAGCAGCGTACTGGAATACCGATATGCATGTGACATGGTCAGCGAAGAAGATAAGCGCCTTCAGGATCTGCTTCATGCTATGGAATTTGCAAAAGATAGGTCAGAGAGAAATAAGGTAGCTACCAGACTACAGCAGAGTAGAAAAAGCAGACGGAATAACAAAGATCTTGTAAAGATGAATGAGAAATTGGTGAAGTTTTTTGAAGATCAGAAGAACCGGGACACGCTGAACCGCCTGCGCCAGCTTTTAGGGCAACAGAGGAAGGAAGAGGAATATCTTCTGGGAGAACGTACATACAAACCAAGAGCAGGAATGAGGTGATACCGTTGGACAAGCAGATATTGGTGCAGTACATAGATGCATGCGCCCAGGTGGAAGATACAAAAAAGGAGATCCTGAAGCTTAAGAAAGCCAGAAAAAGGATTGAACAGGATGCAGTGAAAGGTTCTTCACATGAGTTCCCTTACACACCGCAGACGTTTCATATCGAAGGTCTGGCATATCCTGTAGTAAAGGATCCAGATGAGCTGGACCGGCTGGAAGAGATCCTGAAAGAGCGGTTGCAGACTGCGGAACGGATCAAGCATGATGTGGAAGCATGGTTGAATGTGATTCCGCAGAGAATGCAGCGCATTATCAGGTATAAGATTTTCGAGGAGCTTACCTGGAAAGAAGTCGCAGAGAGAATGGGGAGAAAAGCTACTGAGGCAGGAGTAAAGATGGAGTACTTGAGATTTATGGAAGAAAAATAAAGTTTGTTACGATTGTTACACATGTTACGAAACAAAGTGTTATAGTGTACCATGAAGCCAAAGGCATACGGCCGGCGGCTTAATTCCCCTGAAACCTCTGCCGGGGGTCACAGCTTGGCAGAGGAAGCTGCCGGGTCGCTCCCGGATGAACTGAGCGTATGCGCAACACCTCAGAGAGATTAAAAAAGCCTTTTTGAATAAAACATGGAATGCATTTGTGCACGGATGTACTTATCTGATTGCTCTGAAGAGACATTGAGGATCAGGACGGTGGAGTTCACTTAGGAAGCGCTGTTGGAACGTAGCTCAGAGGTAGAGCAATAGCTTGTGTCCTAAGCGAAGGTTCGAGTCCTTCCGTTCCGATTCGTTTTCTCATTTTGTATTTTCTCCTTTTTGAGACCTTCATGATAGCATGAGGGTCTTTTTATATGACTGGAAAGTGAGGTGAGCCTGGATGACTGAAAAACAGAAAATATTCGCAGATGAATATCTGATCGACCTGAATGCCACCCGGGCTTACAAGGTCGCATATCCAAGAGTAAAAAATGACGATGTGGCCGCTGCTGCGGCTGCCAGGCTGTTAAGAAATGTTAAGGTTGCGGATTATATCTCTGAGCGCATGCAGGAGCGTCAGAAGCGTACTGAGGTTACCCAGGACAGAGTGATCGAAGAACTGGCTGCTATCGCATTTGCCAGGGCCACAGACTTTGCACAGATCGTGGATGGCTGCGTAGTGCTGACAGATACGAAAGAGCTGTCTGAAACTCAGATCAAAGCCATTGCCGGAATCAAAGAAGGCAAGTTTGGGATTGAACTGAAACTGAATGATAAGGAAAAGGCTCTGGAGCTGCTTGGCCGCCATCTTGGCATGTTTAAGGATAAAATTGAGGTATCTGGCTTGGAATCTGAGCAGAGCAAGTTGGATGACCTGATCCGGCAGATGAGAGGCGGTGATGCAACCTCATGAGTTCTGAACGATTGTTACTATCCGAAAAGTACAAAGCATTCCTTCACTGTGATGCGCCTGTGGAATTTCTTGAGGGTACTTAACCACCGCAGCCGGAAAGACCACAGTAGGCCTGTTCAAATTCATGATTAAGGTGGCTGAATCGCCTAAGAAGCTGCATATCATCGCTGCAAAAGATACTGGTACAGCTGAGAAGAATATCATCAACAAGGATCTGGGGATAATTGACGATTTTGGGATACTGGCTGAGTACAATGGCAATGGTACCAAAGACGATAAGATCCCGCATATCCTTTTTCATGCATCCGGTGGAGACAAGATTATATATGTCATGGGTTATGGAGACAAGAAGAAGTGGCAGAAGGCCCTGGGTGGTCAGTATGGATGTCTGTATATCGATGAGATCAACACAGCGGACATTGACTTTGTACGAGAAGCTGCCATGCGCTGTGATTATCTGATGGCAACACTTAATCCGGATGATCCAAACCTGGATGTGTACAAGGAGTATATAAACTGTTCCCGTCCTCTGCCGGAATGGGAATCAGAGACACCGCAGGAAATAAAAGACGAATTGAAAGAAGAACCAAAGCCCGGCTGGGTACATTGGTTCTTTTCTTTTGTTCACAACCTGGGACTGCCAAAAGAGAAGCTGGACAAGATCCTGGCCAACACGCCCAAGGGGACAAAGATCTGGAAAAATAAGATCCTGGGGCTTCGCGGTAAAGCCACCGGATTGGTATTCCCTAATTTTGACCGGAAAAAGCACGTTGTTACTGCTGCCTGGGTAAAGGCGGAAGTGAAGGCGGGCCGGATCAAATGGAAAAAGTTCTCCTGTGGCCTTGATACGGCGTATTCCAGCAGATCCCCTGATACCATTGCCATGATCTTCCAGGGGATCACGGAAGACAGGAGACTGATCACACTGGCCGAAAAGGTTTACAACAATGCGGATCTGGATACGCCAATTGCTCCCAGTGATACAGCTGTGAAGCTGGTGAACTTCCTGGAACATTGCCGCAGTGAATGGGGCTTTGCGAAGGATGTTTATGTAGATAATGCAGACCAGGCAACGATCACAGAGCTGCGCAAATACAAGCGGCTGCATGGGTGTCTGTACAATTTCTGGGATGCTTATAAAAAGCTTACTATCCTGGACCGTATCAAGCTGCAGCTGGGCTGGATCCAGCAGGGATGCTATCTGGTAGTGGATGACTGTACAGAACATTTGTCAGAATTGGACAAGTACAGCTGGAAAGAAGACAAGGACGAACCGGAAGATAAAAACGATCATACGATCAATGCGAGTCAGTATTCATGGATCCCGTATAAAAAACTGATCGGATTCGAGGAGGATAATGAGAAATGAGGTGGTTGGATAAGATGAGTGATAACATTCGGCGTGGGGTGAAGAGCTGGCTGCAGATCGATTCTGCCAGCCCGTATAACATCCATATCCGTGAGACAATGGATTTTGAAACCAATGCCATCCGCAACCGCATCTGGTACAGGGGTGACAGTAATGAGTTGGAACAGCTGTATGGAGATCTGACAGAATATGCGGATAAATATAAGTTTTGGAGCAGTAAGTGCAGTCCTGGAATGGAGATGAGAAAGATCCATACAGGACTTCCCTCTCTGATCGTTAAGACCCTGGCATCCATTACCCTGGTCGATATGAATGATTTTATATTTGACCGTGCTTCTCAGGAACAGATATGGAAGGAAATAGAGAAGCAGAACCGCTTCCGTAAGAAGATTGAAAAAGCACTGAAAGAAGTCCTGTACATTGGTGATGGTGCCTTTAAGATCACCATAGACACGGCAGTAAGCGAATATCCGATCCTGGAATGGTATCCGGGTGAGCGGATCGAGATCATCAGGCTGCGTGACCGGGTAAATGAAGTGATTTTCAAAACGCCTTTTGAAACTAAAGGGAAGCAGTACGTCCTTAATGAGCGCTATGGTTATGGCTACATCACCAGTGAGCTTTACCTGGATGACAAGCTGGTAGATCTGAAAGTGCTGGAACAGACCAAAAACCTTCAGGATTATACATTTGATAGCAGCGTGATCCTGGCAGTGCCGCTGCATGTATACGAATCAGCAAAGTACGAAGGAAGAGGCGGATCTATCTTTGATGGAAAACTGGACAGCTTTGATGCGTTTGATGAAGTATGGTCCCAGTGGATGGACGCGCTCCGGGCAGGAAGGGCCAAAAGTTATGTTCCGTTAGATCTGGTACCAAAGGATCCAGAAACAGGGATGACTATACGGCCAAACTCTTTTGATTGCCGGTATTTTGCTGCGGAAAACAATATGGCTGAGGACGGTGTAAATAAGATCCAAACAGACCAGCCTACAATCCCGCATGACAGTTATCTGGCGTCTTATGTGACGGCACTGGATCTTTGCCTGCAGGGACTGATCAGCCCGTCAACGCTGGGAATCGATACCAAAAAGCTGGATAATGCAGAAGCCCAGAGAGAAAAAGAAAAGACCACGCTTTATACTCGGAACGCCATTGTGGAAGCGTTGCAGGAAACCCTTCCAGAAGTTGTGAGTGCTGCTATTAATGCGTACAACATCCTGACGAAAAAGCCTGTAGAAGATGTCAAGGTGGATATTCCCTTTGGTGAGTATGCAAACCCTTCTTTTGAAAGCCAGATAGAGACCATGGCAAAGGCAAGACCCGGTGTAGCCCTGATGAGTATAGAAGCCCAGGTGGAAGAACTGTATGGAGATTCCAGGGATGATACATGGAAGGAAGAAGAAATCGCCCGTCTGAAAGCAGAACAGGGCATTGCAGAGGTAGAAGAGCCGGGGGTCAATATGACTGCCGGGCTTTTTAATGTCAACCTTGGAGGTGAAAGGGATGCAGGTCAAAGTAGCGAACCGGATGTACAGAATGAACCGGACGGAGTACCAGGGACTGCTGAAAATAGCCAATGAGCAGGTACCTTTTGGAATATATGCGATTGAGAAAAAAGGTTATGCAGAATTAAGGGTGGACCGTTGTAGCAGCATGACTCAGCTTAAAAATCTTACCCGTAACTTTAAGGCTCAAGGTTATAAGGTATATGCGAACAGGAGATAACAGTATGGATATTCCAGGATTTACCTTACTATTGCAGGACTTTTGCGCATACTGTCCAGATTTTGAACCGGAAATAGAGAAGATTGAGTATAGCTGCGTTATGAGAGCACCCAACTGCCAGAATAATATCCGTTGCATAAACAGAAAGCGCTGTGCAAGGATTGCAGCTAATATTCAGAAACGGGTGAATACTGATGACAAGGAAGAATGAATATGATCTTGCTGCAGCTTTTCAGAAGATAGAGGATGAGCTGATAGCTTCTATGATCCGGAATATGGACCGGCACCGGGCAGAGGAAACCAAAGAGGGATATAACTGGTCTATGTGGCAGACCGAACAGATGAAGGCACTGGAACGATATAAGCAGAAGAACCAGAAGAAATACCAGAAACAGTTTAAGAGTATTAATGCTCAGATTGAACAGTTGATCAGGCAGGCACGCGCAAAAGGCAACATGAAGCAGGAGATCAAGATCTTACAGACCATCAAAAAAGGCTGGAAAACATCCGGAAGAAACAGATCACCTGCGCATGATGCAATGACGGCAGAGTTCTTTAAGCTGAATGACCGAAAGCTGAATGCGTTGATTGAAGCTACTACACACGATATGGAAGTTGCAGAAACAGCAGTGCTCCGAAAAGCCAATGATGATTACCGGAAAGCAATCTTTGATGCTCAGGTATATGCCAACAGCGGCGCTGGGACCTACGAAAAGGCTGTGGATATGGCTACAAAGGATATGCTATCCCGCGGACTTAATTGTATAGAATATGCCAATGGAGCCAGACACACGCTATCGGATTATGCAGACATGGCGATCCGGACGGCCAGCAAAAGAGCTTACTTGCAGGGAGAAGGCGAAAAACGTCAGGAGTGGGGAGTTACAACGGTCATCATGGCCAAGCGTGGGAATCCGTGTCCTAAGTGCCTTCCCTTCGTCGGCAAGGTGCTTATTGATGATGTGTGGAGCGGCGGCAGTAAGGACGGCGTGGATCCGGAGACTGGGAAGAAATATCCGCTGATGAGTTATGCAATCAGCAAAGGGCTTTATCATCCAAGATGCAAGGACAGCCATACTACATATTTCCCTGGTATTTCTACCGCAGATGATACCTGGACTAAAGAAGATCTGGAAGAGATTGGACTTCAGAACCAGCAGGAAGCCAGGCAACAGTATGCAGAGCGCCAGGTGGAAAAGTATGGGAGACTGGCAGAGTATTCGCTGGATAAGGAGAATCAAAAAGAATACCAGATAAAAGCGGAAGAGTGGAAAGACCAGGCGTACAGACCAGTTACCAGAGGTGAAGCATCAACAATATTTATTAAACAGCAGCAGAAAATAAACATTAAGCGAGTTGAAAGCTATTCAGAGATTTACATTTCCAATCAGACGAATATAAAACCTCGTGCGTTACATACATTGAATCAGAGAACGGAGCAGGCTTTAAAAGAGTGGGAAGTTTCGCTGGAGAGAAGGCCTAAAATTATTATAGTTTCGCCAGATGAAATGCCTACAGCGTATGGAAAGTATGACGCCATACAAAATGTAGTTTTCTATATCCCTCAGATTGCAGACAGTAAAGTGATTAAAGATCAAGGAAATGTTGAATTTCATGAGATGTGGCATATGAAGCAGGCTGAAAATTTTAGAAAACGATACGGTGAAATTACAAGAGAAAACTATGGTAAGTATATAGAGAATGCTTGTAAAGAAGCAAAGAAGACAATTGACAGAGCAGGTATCACGGAGTACAATGTAAGCGACATAAGTAGTTACGCAGATCAAATGTTCTGGATTGATAGGTATGATGAAGTTGAAGCTGAATATATGGTAAAACATCGAAGAGGGAAGAAACATGGTAATTCGCAAGTATCCGGAGGAGATTCAAAAGGCGATGGAAACTTATAAGCCGTATGCAAAATGTATTCATGATGGCGAGCTTGAAGGTGTTCCACAGGAAGCTGTAGAAGCGTTTAAAAAAGTGAAGAATTGGGCTTGGGAACAAGGTCAGTAAATACCACCAGTCAGTAGGCCGGTGGTATTTTTGTACCCATTTTTAGGAAAGAGAGGATAAGAAGATGAAAAAGAAGATTTTAGCATTTGGAGTGGCGTTATCTGTGATGCTTGGAATGGTGGGGTGCTCAACAGCACACACAGTAAACCACAACTTATCAAAAGATGCGAATGAATTTAATATTTATCGCAGAATTACAGTTACTAATGCAAGAACGGATACTGTTATGCTTCAGGCCGAAGGTTATATGGCGCTGGGCAACAATAGTTCAAATGAGCTGGTAGTTACCATTAAAACAGGTGATGATCAGTATTATAAGGATTACATTTACCTGAATGACTGGACCTGTTATGTAATGGAGCAGACAGAGCCGAAAGGAACAGACAAGTATCATTATGAGTTGGTATTTTATCCTGAAAGGTTAATTCCGGATATTGAAATTAAATAAATCTATAAATTGCGACGTCGCAAATGAAAGAAGGTGATCTTATGGGGCTTTTATCGTGGATCAGGCAGAGGTTTTTCAAAAAGAAAGAGTGCTGCCACCACTACCGGAAGCATTGGAGCCGGGCTTCCGGTCCTTATGGCGGTTATGTAAGACGTTGTACCAAATGTAATAAGATTGAGCAGTAAGCACGCAGGAAAGCCCTGGGTGTTATTTTTATGCCCAAACGCGAGCATGGCATTAAACTCTGCGCGGCCGGTGACACCGATGACAATGGATAGTAGTAAGAGGGACACTCTCAAAATGGAAAGGAGACTATTAACATGGCAGAAACAAATCAGAACCAGGGACAGCAGACACAACAGGCGGCAGGTACAGCCCAGGCACAGACACCGGCAGCACAGCAGAATCAGAGCAATCAGCAGGGAGCAGCTCCAGCGATTGACTATGGAAAGCTCCAGCAGATGCTTGACGGCACACTGGCAGCCAAAGAAGATACAGCGCTGAAAGCTTATTTTAAGCAGCAGGGACTCAGTCAGGCAGAGGTCGAACAGGCCATTGCAGCTTTTAAGCAGCAGAAGGCAGCCAATACTCCGGATGTTGGCGCTATGCAGGCTCAGATGGCACAGGCACAGGCTGCAGCACAGCAGGCCCAGATAAACAGCGCAGCTGTTATGGCGGCTGTATCACTTGGTATTGAAGCAAGTACCATCCCTTATGTGATCAAGATGGCAGATTTCAGCCAGGTAGCAGGTCAGGATGGAAAAATCAATGAAGAAACATTAAAGGCGGCACTTAATAAGGTGCTGGAAGATGTGCCTGCTTTAAAACCCCAGGCATCCGCAGCGTCCGGATTTGTCCAGGTAGGAGCTGCAAGCGGCAGCCAGGGAACCGGACAGGCCCAGCAGGCAACACAGACACAGCAGACAACGGTAGCAACAAAGCGTTGGAACCGTTGGAACAACTAAGAAAGGATAAGGTGATAAAATGGCAAATTTAAACTATGCACAGGTATGGGAATCGGAGTTGTTAGAGATCCTCATTCAGGGAACCCTGACTTCTCCCTTTGTAACAAGTAATGTAAAATGGCTGGATGCGAAAACCTTCCATTTTACCCAGATGAGCACATCCGGATATAAAAATCACAGCAGAAATGGTGGCTGGAACAGCGGAAGCTATGCGCAGACAGATATTCCGTACACACTGACTCATGACCGTGATGTGGAATTTATGATCGACAAGGCTGATGTGGATGAGACCAATGCGACCGCATCCATCCAGAATATTTCCAGGACATTTGAAAAGACCTGGGTGGTTCCGGAAACAGATGCGCTGTTCTTCTCCAAGGTAGCGCAGGCAGCTCAGAAAGAAGAAAGCTACCATTCTGCTACTGCGGCTTCCGGTTATACCAAGGCCAAGGTATTCGGCATGCTGAAAGACATCCTGGCAAAGGGGAAGCTGAGACGTTATAAGGCAAATGGTACTCTGGTCATGTATGTATCCAGCGCGATCATGGATGCCCTGGAACAGTCCACAGAGTTCACACGCAAGATCGAAATGACCCAGATCGCAGAGGGCGGCCTGGGAATTGAAACTCGTGTGACCGACATCGACGGCGTACCGATCATGGAAGTAGTGGATGATGAGCGCTTCTATGATGCATTTGAATGGGAGCCTGAAAACGGCGGTTTTGCTCCATTGAAAAAGGTGGCAGAGGATACCGGAAACCATGTAGCTGCTGTGACAGGAGCACACAAGATCAATGTACTGGTTGCCTGCGGACAGACCTGTAAGATCGTACCGAAGATCTCCAGCATCTATTACTTCAATCCTGGTGCTCATACCAAGGGTGATGGCTATCTGTACCAGAACCGTTCCCTGTCTGATGTATTTGTTTTCCCGAATGGCCGTGATGGCAAGGTAGACAGTGTATACGTAGATGTGGATACCACAGAGTATACTGGAGCCTGATCGGAGGTGGTCTTATGGCCTATGAGCCGTATGTAACACCGGAATACTACCAGAATGAGTACTGCGGCAGCATTGTGCCGGGAGAACAGCTTCCGGCAGCTCTGCGCCGGGCCAGCAGGCATATTGATTCGTTGACCTATAACCGGATCCAGGGATATGGGTTTGACCATCTGACACCTTTTCAGCAGGATGTAGTTCGGGAAGTGGTATGTCTGCAGGCAGATTTTGAGACAGAAAACGCAGATGAGATCGACACGATCTTACAGAGCTATAACATTAACGGAGTGTCAGCCCAGTTCGGAAGTTCATGGAATGTGCTGACAGATAAAGGTGTAGCTATGAAGCGAGAAACCTATGCTCTGCTGTCACAGACGGGGCTGTGCTGCCGTTTAGCGAGGTGAGACTATGAAATATCCATGTTTAGTGCCAAAGCGGCTCTGTAAGACGCCTGTGCATGTTCATCTGGAATCGGAAGAACTGGATAATAAGGGAAGGCCGAAGTACAGCCTGGATGCGGATCTGATGTGTAATTTCCAGGATAAAGCCAAGACCATTCTGACAGCGGAAAAGAAGCTGGTGCAGATCACTGGTACTGCGCTTTTTACAGGAGACATCGCACCGGATATGCCGTCTTTAAGTGGCGGAACAGTAACGGTATTTGGTGAAGAACGCCGGATCGAGCAGGGATGCAAGAACAGGAATCCGGACGGTACGGTAAATTACTGCAGTCTGGAGGTGATCTGATGCAGGTAAAGTCAACTATAAAGCTGAACATGCCCCGTATCAGCCAGCTGACCCGTGCAGCAGTAGTTGCTTTGAAGCAGACGGCGGAAGCGCTGCATACGGAAGTGGTACAGGCACAGGTCATGCCGTTTGATACTGGCAACCTGCAGAATGAAAGCACCTTCGTGGACACCAGTGAAGCTTCTAACGGAAAAGTAAGCCTGGTATCCAGCACGCCATATGCAAGGCGGCTGTATTATCATCCGGAATATCAGTTCCAGAAGTATGAAAATCCTTTTGCAGGCGGTAAATGGTTTGAGCCATGGCTTCCGGGAGGTGTCAGCTCCGGTTTTTGCAGGGAAGCCTTTAAGAAGTTTTATAAAAAGGCGGGTGGCGTATGATGCTGCGGTTAACGGACATACAGGATTGGATCATTTCTCTTGGAATTGCAGAAGAGAGCCATGTTTATATCGGCAAACTGGATAATAAACAGCAGAAATCCATAGGTATTTATAACCGAAGTGGATCCGGACCACCCAATATTGCTTTAGGTGGCCTGGAATACACTACCTATGATACAAAGCAGCTCTCTCTTCTGGTCCATTGGAACAGGGACAAACCGGAAAGTGAAGAAGCTGCTTATCAACTATTTGAGAAACTTAGAAGCATATCCAGTCTGGACATAGGAGATACCCACATTAATTATCTTCGTTTAATGGTTCCTGAACCCCAGGACGTAGGAACGGATGATAATGGGGTATATGAATATGTGATCTGGCTGGATCTTATCTATCAGAGAAAGTGAGGAATGTGTAATGAGTGAAGTAGGAGGAAAAGTATATCCTGTACACAATAACGTGTTTAAATTTGGTACAAAGGGTATGGACAGCGTGGACGGCGATATGGTAATGCCTGCGGATCTGGAGAACTTTGCGCCAACCATTGACGGTACCACAGAAGAATGGTATGCCATGGACGCAGAAGGCTGGGCCAAATCTGCTATGACTGGCAAAAAACTCAGCTTTGCTTTTAAGGGAAAGCGTTCCGTAGGTGATGCCGGAAATGATTATATCGCAGGCCTTGCATGGAAATTTGGCCAGGATGTAATGACCAAGTTTGAGTGGACCATGACATCCGGGGCTAAGCTGGCTTGTGATGTAGTAGTAAATGTGACTACCCCAGGAGGCGGTGATACAACGAATATCGATGCCCTGGAGTTTGAGGTTACCTGTTATGGAAAACCAACCTATACACCGGTAGTGGCAGCGTAAAAGGAGACAATGAGCAATGGCTAAAGTAGTAGATATTACAGATAAGCTTATATTTGATGGGAATCCATGCCTGATGATCAATGGAGAAAAACTGGAGGTAAATGCAGATGCTCCTACCATGATGAAAGTAATTAATGTTACAAGAAATGGTGGAACTTCAGAAGAAAATATGAATGAATTATACGAACTGGTATTTCCAGAAAAATCCAGAAAGGTAATTGATTCGTTGAAACTGCTGGTTCCAGATTGGATGACTGTCATTCAGGAGGCCATAAAGTTGATCACAGGAGATATCACAGGCCAGGGAGAGCGCTGACCCGTACTACGACCTGTTTGAAGACTGGGACCTGATCATTTCCAGTTTCATGACGCAGTACGGGTTGCGTATAAGGACGAAAGAGTTTGAAACGGTCAGCTGGGATGAGTTCCGTTCCCTGCTGGCCGGACTTGGACCGGAAACTCCCCTGGGCCGGGTGGTAGCGATACGTTCTGAAACAGATGATAATGTGATCAAACATTTTACCACTGATCAGCGAAGGATCCATGACAGCTGGCGTAAACATCAGATGGAGCAGATGACTCCGGAGGCTTATGACAGGGAAATGGAAGGTCTGGAAAGGATGTTCGCTGCATTATGCGGAGGTGGTTGAAATTGAAAAAGTAAAGCATGAAAAAGTCCGGTGCCCGTATTGCGGGCATCCGGTCAATGCCATGAAGTCAGAAGATGCCAAATGCAAGGGCATCTTTTTTAAATGCAAAAATAAGGAATGCAGGAAAATATTTGAGTTAAAGATCTAAGACGCTGTGCCGATGTGCCTGTCTTAACGAAAAGGGCAGGTGATATATATGGCAGCAGACAGCGTAGGCCAGATCGGGCTTGATCTGGTAGTAAATAAGAATGAGTTTGACAGTCAGATGCTGGGGATACAGAATCTGGCAAAAAAAGCTGGCAAAGCACTTGCAGCTGCTTTTGCAGTCAAAAAAGTATTTGACTTTGGAAAGTCCTGTATAGAATTAGGCTCTGATCTGGCAGAAGTCCAGAACGTAGTTGATGTTACATTTTCCCAGATGAGCAAACAGGTAGATAAGTTTGCCCAGAATGCAGCCACTCAGTTTGGATTGTCTGAGACCATGGCAAAGCGGTTTACCGGTACTTTTGGAGCTATGGCAAAGGCATTTGGCTTCAGTGAGAAAGCTGCATATGACATGTCCACAACTCTTACTGGTCTTGCCGGAGATGTGGCATCTTTCTACAACATCAGTCAGGATGAGGCATACACGAAGTTAAAGTCTGTATTCACTGGTGAAACAGAAAGCCTGAAAGACCTGGGCATTGTTATGACCCAGACGGCTCTTGACAGCTATGCTATGGCAAATGGCTTCGGAAAGACTACAGCAAAGATGTCGGAAATGGAAAAGGTTGCCCTGCGGTATAAGTTTGTACAGGATCAGCTGACAACGGCAGCAGGTGACTTTTCCAGGACATCCACTGGCTGGGCGAACCAGGTCCGTATCTTACAGCTGCAGTTTGACAGCTTAAAGGCAACCATAGGACAGGGGCTTATAGCTGCATTATCCCCGGTCATCCAGGTGATCAACGCAGTCATTGGTAAAATACTCAGCCTGGCGAATGCATTTAAAGCTTTTTTTGCCTTGATGTCTGGTGGTAAAGATTCAGGAGCATCCGCAACTGCAGCTGGTATGGAAGCTGTAGCTGTCGCAGCAGATAAAGCTGGAACGGCTGCTTCCGGTGCTGGGAATGCTGCAAAGAAAGCTGCTAAGGATATCAAAACGGCTACCACTGGTATTGATGAGCTTAATATCTTAAACCCGGATAGTGGTTCAGATAGCGGAAGCGGATCTGGCGGTAGTGGAGCAGGCGGCTACAATGCAGATGACTTTGATATGGGAACACTTCCGGAACAGGAAGATATAGTCAGTGGTAAGCTGCGGAAGATAGCTGACCTGCTGAACCAGTTAAAAGATTCTTTTACAAGTGGTTTTTGGGATGCTTTTGGCGACACATCTGTATTTGATTCGATCCAAAGCAGCATCCAGTCCATAAAAGACAGCCTTGGGAATATTTTTACTGATTCTGATGTGCAGACAGCGGCTTTAGGTTTTGCCAATACACTGGCCCAGTCCTTAGGACAAGTTACAGGTTCTGTAGCAAGTATCGGTGCAACGATCGCAGATAACCTTCTGGGCGGTATTAGCAGGTACCTGGAACAGAATAAAGGCCGCATTAAAGACTATCTGGTCCAGATGTTTAATATTGGCGGTGAGATTGCGACATTAGTTGGAAATTTCACAAGTTCCATTGCGGGGATCTTTACTGTATTTCGCAGTGACTCAGCGAAACAGATCACAGCTGATATAATAGGTATTTTCAGTAGTTCCTTTATGGGAGTTACAAAATTAGGCAGTAAATTTGTCCGGGATCTGATCCAGGTTATAACAAAGCCTATAACCGATAATGCTGGTCAGATCAAAGAACGGATACAGGGGCTATTAGACGAACTGCAGCCTATATTTGATAAGCTGAAAGAATTAATTGATAAGATATGGGATGGCCTGAATACAGCTTATGATACTGTTGCAAAGCCAGTATTTGATGCATTTACAGAAGCGATATCCTCAGTTGTGGACTGGATAACAGAAACTCAGACACGCTTTGACGGAGCTATTGGAGTTGTTGCTGCTTTCTTTGGGGAATGGGAAGTTGTAAAACTTGGTGAATTCATCATTAATGCTGGTGGCGTCGTATCAATGCTTTCTGGAATGGTAGCTGGTTTTGTAGCAAATGCGGCTGCTATTGCAACACATACAGCAGCGCTTATAGCAGATAAGCTGGAGACAGCCGCTATTGTTGCTATGTATGCCAAAGATTTTGTAGTAAACCTGGCGCAAGGAACAGCGGCCCTGGTGCAGCAGGCGGCCCAGTTTGTTATCAATACTGCAGCAAAGATAGCAGATACCGCAGCTCAGATTGCCATGACTGCGGCTACAGTGGCATGGAATGCTGTATGTGCGATCGCAACAACGGTTACTACTGCTTTAGGTGCGGCCATTGCATTCCTTACCAGTCCGATCGGTTTTGTTATCATTGCTATAACAGCGCTGATTACGGCTGGAGTTCTTCTGTATCAGCATTGGGATGAAGTCAAAAAGTTTGCAGCCGAAGCCTGGGAAGCAATTAAAAAGACAATAAATAATGCCATCGATGCGGTTAAGGTGTTCATATCCAGTACGCTTGAACTGATAAAAACAGCCTGGGAAACTAAGTGGAACCAGATCAAGGCATTTGCATCTAACCTATGGAATGCGATCAAAGCTCTTGCGACATCCATTTTCGAAGCGATCAGAGACAAGCTTTCCGAGATCTGGGACAGTGTAAAAAGCACCATTGAAGAAAAATGGAACGCTATCAAGGATTGGTTTGAAGATATCTGGAAAAAGATCAAAGAAGTGTTTAAACCGGATGCAATGATCGAGGTCGGAAAGAGCATCATGAACAAACTCTGGGACGGCTTAAAATCCGTCTGGGGTTCCATTGCCGGATGGCTGCAAGGCTGTGCTGATTTTGTCGGCGGTGTTTGGGACGGTATTGTGGAAGGCGCGAAGAGTATTTTCAAGAGTGCTAAAGAAGACGCCGAAGATGATGAGGCAGATGACAGTGATGACTGGGACTATGGTACCAATTCGCCGGTATCCGGTCATGCTTCTGGTGGATTCCCTAAATCTGGTCAGATGTTCGTAGCCCGTGAGGACGGTATCCCGGAGATGGTTGGAAGCTGGGGAGGCCGTGCAGCAGTTGCAAATAACCAGCAGATCACCCAGGGTATTACCCAGGCAGTCCAGAATGGCATGCGTTCCTGTATGGCTCCGCTTGTATCCATGATGTCAAGTGTAGCAGGTAATGCAGCACCACCGCTGGCAGTAACAGGCCGTGCAGCTGTTTATGAAAATGATGATGACAGGCTTATGAACCTGGTAAGCCGTGCTGTGGCATTATCACAGAATGGTACCGGTATGGATGATTCACGTATCGCGCGCATCCAGGAACTCTTAGAGCGCATTGTGGACCTGATCGAAGCCATGGACCTGACAGTGAGCATTGATATCCGTGATGTAAAGAAGAAACTGACGGATCTGGAAAAGAGAAGCGGTTACACGTTAAGAACAACGTAAGGAGGCGGCAACAAATGGCAGTAATAACGATCAATGGCCGGGAGTTCCCGGCTCCTGATGTAGGTGGTAATCTTGTGGTCGCAACCAATGTCAGCTCCGGAAAAAACGCAAATGGCGAATTTGTTGGACAGAAGGTTGGCAGGGATCAATATAAATTCGATGCATTGCAGTGGAAATTCCTGGATGCAGCTACCTGGTCAGCTATGTTGCAGGAATTTGACAAATTTGTAGTGACCGCCCGGATCCCGGATATGGTAAACAATCGTTTCCAGACAATCCGCATGTATCCGGGAAACCGTACAGCCACGCCGGTGGAATTTAATGGATCAGGGCTTCCTACAAAGTACCGGGACTGTAAGGTCAACATCATAGACTGCGGGGTGATAGAATAATGCAAGCTGTAAGCAATGCATATAAACAGGAAATGAAAAAGCAGTATCGTGATCATTCCTATATGCGCGTCAGTATTGGCCTGATCAATCAGGAGGCCCAGGCATCTGCTTATATACCTGACCAGGAGAAATATGCTTATTATAGCAATCTGACCTGGCCACTCAACAACTATGAGGTTTCGGAACTGTATGAAACCTGTGACCAGGATTACAGTACCGTAGATGGGAGTATGTATTTTTTGCCAAGGGAACGTCAGGATGCAGTCCTTAACCAGGGGATCGTTACAGATGATCTTTTAGGTGAGGTTGAGATCCGTTTTCCGGTACAGCACGATATAAAAGGTCTCACAGTAGAATTTGGCAAAGCGTATCCTGTGGATTTTTCCATTGTATCAGATGAACATACGGTTGAGATCACAGGGAATGATACAGGGCATTTTGTGACGGAAGAGATCTTTCCTGGTGCAACATTTCTCCGGTTTGTGCCAAAGGATATGGTCAATGGGCAAAGCCGGCTGCGGATCCACCGTATCACGATGGGGATCGGTATCTACTTTGATAACCAGAAGATATTGTCAGCCACAAAGAAAGAGCGAATCAGTCCTGTTATGGAAGATCTGCCATCCATTGATCTGAACATAACCATTGATAATAAAAACCGTGCATATGACATTGAAAATGAAGAGAGTACGGTAAATTTCCTGGAAAATGGCCAGGAGATCAATGTGATTTACGGTCAGGAGCTGGATGATGGAAATGTGGAGTGGATGCCCGGTACCACGGTATATCTGCGGGAATGGTCTGCAGATGATGAAGAAATGAGTTTTACTGCTACAGACCGTTTTGATGGCATGGATGAAACTTACCGCCGCGGAAAATATTATCCTGATGGAATAAGCCTGTATGATCTTGCAGTTGATGTCTTTGGCGATGCCGGAATAGACAGCCGTACCTATTGGCTTGATAATTATCTAAAAGATGTTATGGTTTATAATCCAATGCCAGTAGTATCCCATAAAGAAGCACTGCAGCTGATCGCAAATGCCGGACGCTGTATTCTTTACCAGGACCGGAATGGAAATATATTTATGAAGTCCAGTTTTATACCGGACATGCAGGCAAGTTCAGCAAATGAAACTTACTTTTCTAATACGGCTTCAGTACTGGATGCAACAGAAAAAAGCACTTATGCCACACCGGAAAAGGATCATACAGAAGCATCAGCTGTACAGTTCTTTTTGCCATATCAGGATAAAAACTATCTGGATGTGGGATATGTATCGGAAGCAGTAGCGGATGAAGATGGGACATTTACAGAAGATCCATTGGTGACTATCGTTCTGGAAGCGCGGTACAAGTGCTTTGGCCTTACATTGGAATTTGGAGGCAATCATCCGTCTGGTATGGTATTCCGTTCCTATTTGGGAGAGGAACTGGTGGAAGAGTATAAAATATCTTCTCTTTCTGAAGTTACTGTGGTCAATCATGAATTCCCGGAATTTGATAAGCTGCAGCTTGAATTTTTAAAGGGAGTACCGTTTAACAGGGTAAACCTGAAACAGATCACATTTGGGGACAGTACTGATTATGAACTGTCTTACGGCAAGGAGCTTACTAAGACGCCAAAGGGTACACAGTTATCAAGAGTCAGAGAGTTGCAGATGACCAGGACAATTTATACATCAGGGACTGAAAAGAGACAATTAGTCAGGGAGGCTGTCCCGGCAGACGAAACCAGGCATACGTTTTATCTTAATGCAGCGGCTTATGATTATGAAATAGATGCAGCTGGTGGCACAAATGTCCAGATCATTGATAGCAGCGCATATTACGTTACGGTAGAGGTTGACGGTGGAGCAGATACGGAAGTGACCATAAATGGATATGAATACAATGTAACACAGGCGCTTGTGACCAGACAGTTAAATCCCACAGGAACTGTTGAAACGTGGGAAAATCCGCTTGTATCTACGTCAAATCATGCAGCAGATCTTGCTGAATGGATCGGAGATTATCTGCGTTCTGACCGGGAATATGATCTGGAATATCGTGGAGAACCGCGTATTGATGCAAATGATATTGTATTCCTGGAAAATAAATACGTTCCGGATCTGCTGTTGCGGATATATGAACATACATTGAAGTTTAATGGGGCATTGTCCGGCACCATAAAGGCAAGGAGGGATATGAGCAATGTGGCAACAGCCAAAAACAGACTGGCAGGCCAGTGATTATTTTAATATCAAGGATTATAACCGCATAAAAGGAAATCTGAATGAGATCCGGCGGCAGGCGCTTATCCTGTGGCCGGATTTTACGTTTGAAGATATGGGCGGGGATAAAGCCTATACGGATTATGGCTTTTATGCAGATGAGATCAACCGGTTTGAAGCCAATGTGGAACATATCTGTGTAGGTGTGTTCCCTTTTAAGGTAGGTGAACGGAAGACGTTTTACGAGAACCAGCTTTTTATTGACTGGAAGGAACTGAACCGTATCGAAGAGGCCTGCAGACTGATGTACAGTAATATCCAGAGCCGGATCACAGGGAGGCGTAAGCTTGCATTTACCCTAAACGGAGGAGAGATATGTTAAAAACGGATTATAAAGATGCCATGTATGATGGCGCACGGAAATATAAGATCACATCGAATGCTGATGGGACTTCCGGTATTACAGATGAAACAGTCTATACGCAGGAAGGGGATCCCTTTGGGGCAAACGATATCAATTCCACAAACAAAGCTATCAACCGTATAAATGGTGAACCTGCTAATGTAACACTTACAGCAAGCGGCTGGACGGGAGATGCAGCCCCATATAGCCAGACAGTTGAGGTAGAAGGTGTTACAGCAGAAGATAATCCCATCTTTGTAAGTCTGCTGGAAGATGGGGCTCCTGCAGAAACCCAGAAGGCATATATGAAAGCTTTTGGTATCATCGCTTCTGGTACGGGGACAACGGCAGCCGGCAGCGTGACTTTTAAGGTTTACAAAAAGCCGGAAACTGACATTATGATCGGGCTAAAAGGAGTGTAACAATGGGAAGAGTATTAATGACTGGCGGTGGTGGAGGTGGTGGTTCTTCTGATGACTGCACTGCTACCGCTAATGATGTTTTAAAAGGAAAAACTGCTGTTTATAACGGATCTGGTGACGAACCGCAAGAGGGTACATTAGAGTTAACTGGAGATGCAGCTGATGGATATGTTTATAGCGGAAAGACCTATTATAATACAGATGCTCGTACCAAACGTACTGGCGCAATGACAGTAGGAAGCATCTTAAATTTTAGTGCGGCAGCATACAGTGGACGGCAGGTTCTGTTAAAATGGCAGAATCCTTATGCTGCGACAGGTAAGCCGTTCGGAGGTGTATTTATTAATTATTCCACCAGTGGTTATCCGGGAACCGGCGGCACAAGAATCTATACTGGGTATGGAAACAACAACGCATCTGGTGGCTGGTCTCAAGTAGTTGTGACACTGCCAAATCTGAATACTACTTATTATTTCAGCTGTATTGCTTATTGTCCATGCAGTGTTTGTGATATCCTGGGGAATACAATGAATGCCTCCTGTAGGACTTCTGGAAACATCGACAAAACCATAACATGGAGTCAAAACTATACCGTTCCAGCCGGATATAATTATGTCGATATCTTCTGTGTTGGTGGCGGTGGTGCTGGAAGAGGTGGATGGAGCGATAGTGGAGGATATCAACATACTGGAGGTGGCGGAGGTGGAGGCTACACATCGACAGCACTAAACATAAATGTATCGGGAGGACAGGTATTGAATTGCAGTGTTGGCGCCGGTGGTGCAGTGCTTAATAGATCTGACGTTTCAACGGGCGATAGATCTGGATCAGGCGGGACATCGAGCGTAACACGAAACGGAAGTGTTTTATGCTCAGCAGGCGGTGGTCAAGGTGGCGATGCATGGCGTTATGGCGGTAATGGCGGTTCTGGCGGTGGTGCTCCTGGACATGGTAGCGATGTAGAGAGCCATAATGGTGGAACTAACGGCGGAAATGGGGTCAATGGAACAGGAAATCAACAAAAAGGCGGAACTGGTCAGGGACGCACAACAAGACCGTGGGGCAGTAATACAGGAACGGTTTACTCTGGCGGCGGAGGCGGCGGAGGAGCGGCTAGTAATAAGGGCTATCATGGAGTTGGTGGTAATTATGGCGGCGGTAATGGTGGAATGTATAAATATGGTGACCCTGTTACAGTATTAACCGCTACAGCAGGACAAGCAAACTCTGGTGGAGGCGGTGGCGGAGGACACGGAAATTACTATTATGGAGGCGGAACTGCCGTTGGTGGAGCAGGCGGATCAGGCATCATTTTACTCCGTCTCCATTAAAGAAAGGATTCAAAATGATTAGAGAATTTGCAAAGCCATACATCATGCTTGATGAGGATAGTAAAATTTACAATATTGAAATGCATACAAGCTATGAAGAAGCTAACCAGTTTGCCAGAGCAGTATATGGAGATGGCGCAGCAGCCGATGAATACCGTTATCTTGTGCAGATTGGCGATATTAAAAAAGATGGCGTTTACTACAATGTTGGTGAAAACGGAGAGTTGACTGAAGCGGAATATATTCCTTCAGATGAAGAAAAAATCGGTCAGTTAGAAACATCTAATCGTGAGTTGTCAGATCAGCTCACCGAAGCACAGTTAGCCCTTACCGAGCAGTATGAAGCTAATTTAGCACTGGAAGATGAAGTCACTAACACCCAGTTAGCATTGACTGAACTTTATGAAGCAAACCAGACCACTACAACCACAAAGGAGGCTTAATCATGGCAAGCTACATGGCAACAGTATATGCGGACCTGATCCGCAAGGGAAAGAAAAAAATCGAAGAGGTACCAGAGAAAATCAGAGTGGAAGTCGAGGCATTATTAAATGCTTAGGTTGCTGCTCTTTTTATTACTGAGGAAGGAGGTGGAGACTATGGCAATCATTTATGCAACCCTTATTGTTAAGGGAAAGAAAACCTACGCACAGGTACCAGAAAAGATCAAGCCACAGGTAAAGCAGGTTCTGATCGACCTGGAGTGCGAAGATCTGATCACGGAGGAGTAAGTCATGGAATCAATCATGCAGTACATATCTGTGCATTGGGTTTCATGGGTGTTTGGGATCATCTCTGTATTGCTTTCCGGAGCATATCATAAATTATCCAAACAGTTAAAGGCAGAACGTGCCAGAACAAATGCTATTAACGCAGGAGTTCTGGCACTCCTCCATGACCGTCTTTACCAGGCATGTACATTTTATTTAAAAAGGAAATATTGTACCTTGGAAGACAGAGACAATCTGGAGTATATGTTCAGGCCATATAAAGCGTTGGGTGGAAATGGAACCGGAGAAGATCTTTATAACAGATGTCTGGCTTTACCATATGAGCCGGCAGAACAGGAGGTATAGATATGGATTTTGGAATTGGAAGTGTAACAGCGATCACAGCAATCTGTTACCTGGGCGGCATGGCCTGCAAGGCAACTACTAAGGTCAAGGATGAGGTTATCCCGGTAGTATGCGGAGTGACCGGTGGTATCCTGGGAGTAGCAGGTATGTACCTTATGCCGGAGTTTCCAGCAACAGATGTGATCAACGCTGCAGCTATTGGCATTGTATCCGGCTTGGCTGCAACTGGAGCGCACCAGGTTATTAAACAGGTTGGAAAGATGTAAAAGGAGGTGATCCATGCATCTCCCGCGGCAGCCCGGGTTACGGCTGCCTTTTGCGACGTCGCAATAAAACAGTAGTATAAACCACACTCATATGTTATAATGCCAATGTTACCGCCTCCGACACTGGTGACAGGAAGGAGGGCATCCATGATGGAAATATTATTATCTCTTATTGTTTCCATTGCGGCAGGTGTGATTAGCCATCTCATTTGCAAATGGCTGGATGGAAACAAATAGTCGGTAATCAGCCTATGGTTTAAGCCACCATATCAGAACGGAATAGAAAACCCCAGGGATCGCGACTCCCTGGGGTTTTCGTTTGTGCTATCCATGATGGATAACTATTATCTCTTAGCCTACCGGCATTATATCATATGCAGAAATAGTTTTCAATATACTAAAAACGCGAAATTTGACCATGTGAAACATTGCATGGTCTTTTTCCATATTATTATAAAGAAAGGGGACAAACCTATGAGAGATATTACTTTATGTCATCCGCGTTTACAGAAGATAGCTGCAGCCTGGATCAAAGCTTGCGCAGTAGAAGGCATTACTGTAGCCATCAGCGAAACCTTGCGCACTGCAGCAGAACAGGATGCCCTGTATGCTCAAGGTCGTACTAAACCGGGCAATATCGTAACCAATGCAAAAGGCAGTTCCTACAAGTCACAGCACCAGTGGGGAATTGCCTTTGACTTTTACCTGAAAATGGATGTGGACGGAGACGGTAAAATTTCCGATGATGCTTACAATGACAGTAAAGGCCATTTCAAACGCGCTGCAGAGATTGGCAAAAAACTTGGGCTTGCCTGGGGAGGTGACTGGTCCAGCATTGTAGACAAACCACATCTGTATCTGCCTGACTGGGGAAGTACACCAACGCCACTCATCCAACAGTTTAAAACTCCTGAACAGTTCATGAAGACCTGGGTACCAGAGCAGGTAAAGACAGGCTGGCAGCAGGAAAATGGCGGCTGGCGCTTCTATTTAAAATACGGTTCTGGAAAATACGTTTCCAATGACTGGTACAAAGACGGAGATAAATGGTACTGGTTTGATGGTGCCGGCATGATGGTCCATGACACCTGGTACCAGTACAAAGGTTCCTGGTATTACCTCGGCTCCGATGGTGCCATGCTCAAAGGCCTTCAGACGATCAGTGGCAAGTGGTACTACCTGGATCAGACCGGTCGCATGGCAACTGAACCAGTAGTCCTCACTCCTGATCAGGACGGCGCTCTCCACTATCTAGGCTTAGAAAAATAG